TGAGTGGCCCCTTTGACTACATCGCAATCTAGCCAAAAGGGTTTATAGTGGATAACGTAAGATATTACATGAGACCTCAGCCGTTTGGCTGGGGCCTTTTGTTTGGAATCGAAGGAGGAATATTTATGTTTGATGATCTAACCGAAGCTCAACAATATAAAATGGCAGATGGAATTTACCGAGCATTGCGTAATCTAAGAGTAGAGCAAGAGTTTAGTGATGCTGACCTGAAAAAGGCTAGTGACTTTGCACTGAACCGTCTTACGGTTTTTGAAGATTCAGGCAAATCGAAAACCAGCGGTCTAACCGTAGGACTTGAAATTGATACTGGCGACAGCATTACCAATTTAGATAAATTAAAATCTAAAATCGGCGAAGTAAACGCAACACTGACCGTAACTAAAGAAATGCTTGACGCGTACAACGATGCAGTCATCAGTGATACTCAAGTGCCATCAAAAGAATATCTTTTTGGTAAAGAGCTAGAACGGTTGTATGCACGCATTAATAAAACTGTTAAGGAACGTTTGAATGATTCTGACGAATTCTGTGTTGACGTTGCAGATTTTGGTGATGCGGTTTTACAATCCGCTGTATACAAATTGCGAAAGGTTGGCTGGAATGCAAAGCTGAGTTATAGCGCAGTCAGCTTATATCTTTCCTAATGACTTGGGATAAAGAGCAATGCCATAGCTTCTACCTCAGTAAAACGTGGCGACAGTTGCGGGAATCCATACTGCAGCGTGATCACTATGAGTGTCAGTGGTGCAAAGATGAGGGACGTGTGACCAGGTTAGGTGGCACTGATGCACATGGCAATCCTGTTGTGCTAGAAGTAGATCACATCAAGCAGCTGGATCAGTACCCAGAACTGCGGTTGGATTCTGACAATCTTAGGACGTTGTGTAAGGACTGTCACAACGAGCGGCATGGTCGCATGGGTTGGCGTAGCAATGGCAATGGCAAGCCTGCCAACAAGTGGGCTAATGATGAAAGGTGGGATTGATATGAAATGGTTATGCAAGGTACTTGGCCACAATGTTGGTTACGTTGAGCTGGCCAATAAGACTGAAGCTACATGGGTCAGCTGTGCCAGGTGTGGTGAGAAGTTTCGAAGAGTAGGAGAACAAGATGTCTACACTGAATATCAAGAGCAAGAGTTGATTGATAGGGTGAAGGAGCTTGAACGGAAGGCAACCAACCTTGAGTCATGGGTTGAAGGGCGTGAGTATCTCGAACAATACCGCAATCATATATCGGATGTTATGCATGACTATCACGTACACTGGGATGCTGATGAAACACGCAGGTACTTTGGACTGGGCAATGGGATGGGACACAAGCACAAGGTCACATACGTTATCCATGATAAGACAATCAATCCAACCATCTGGGTCGATGGTGAGGAGATGGCCATCGTCTCGTGTGACTATCACTATGTGACAAGGAGTGGTGAGGGTAATCCTGGTGAGTCTATCCTGACTGCAACAGTTGTGCATCACACTACGGATCCAACACAGCATGTGGTCAGCATCAATCAACAGACTGGTCAAGTGTTCTATCAATAGGGAGGCGACGCAGCATGTGTTATGTGGTGATGCTCAAGGGACTAGGTAAGACAGTCACGAGTGAGCGTGTGTTCATGGACTATGACCAGGCCAAGCGCTATGCCAAGCACTGTAACGAGGACCTCATCGAGGCAGAGCGAGGATACTTCTACGTTGAGAAATGTGTCTTACAGCATTAAGCGTGCTCAGCGTGTGCCAGCATTCAGGTAACTCGATTACAGGATTTTTGGTAATTCGATTACAAATTTTAAAAGTCAACCCCCCGGGTCAAAAAAATTTCGAAAAAATTTGAAACTGAGAACCGGTGGGTGAGCTCGACTCCGGAAAAAAGGGTCAAAAATTTGTTTTCGCGTGAAAGGGGGTGGGGTTTTGACAAAAAGCAATGTAGAACGGTTCCTTTTAGACAATTCTGACCCGAATGACGCATTACAGTTGGAACGAGTGCGTCGTTACATCAAATTGCGAGCTTTGTTTGACAAATTAGACAAAGCAATTCGCGAGCATGGCGAGGTTATCCTGGTCAAAAATGGCAAGCAGAACTTTGTCAAAATCAACCCCGCCATTCAAGAAAAAGAGAAAATCAATAGCCAGTTAATGGCCCTGGAACGTGATTTTCAATTTATTTTGCCTAGCAGTGAAGAGCCTACTGAATCACCTCCTAAAACGCCCGTAGCGGACGAGGAGGAATCCTTAACATGATTAGACAGAAGTATGTTGATGAGTACCTAGAAGCTTACGAAAGCGGAAAGATACTCTTTAATAAAGAACGTGTGATGTTGGCTGAATACCTCAAGAAATATGTGCTGTCGAATGATGATCTTTATTTTAATGAGAAGCGCATCAACGACTGCATTGATTTTATTGAAAAGTGGTTTTTCCCAACTGTTGCGTATCAGCGCTTTATTATTGCTTTCATTTTTTTATATGACAGTCATACCAATGATGTTTACTATGATGAATTTCTATTAGTTATTGGTCGTGGGGCTGGCAAGAACGGGTTAATCTCGGGCTTGTCGGCCTATTTTATTAGCTCGCTTAACGGCATTCCTGGATACAACGGCTCAATTGTGGCTAATTCAGAAGAGCAGGCTATGACGTCAGTGCTTGAAATTTACAACGTTGTCAATGCAATTGGACATGAGCGTTTAAAAAAAGAGTTCGATTCTAAAAAATCATCTACAACGGGGCGTTCAACGAATGCGACAGTCACTTATCAAACTTCCAATGGCAAGACAAAGGACGGGTTACGAGATGGTTTCGATGTTTTTGATGAAATTCATATGTACCCTGACAGCTCAGGCGTAGGCGTGTACGAATCTGGTTTAGGCAAACGGCCGGAATCAAGGCAATTCGAAATTGGATCGGATGGACTTGTACGTGGTGGGTATTTGGATGGTAAAAAACTAGTTGCCGAGCAAGTAATGACTGGTGTATTGCCGCCAGACACCATGTTCCCATTCATCTGCAAAATTGATACGGAAGAACAGGCCGAGGATCCAACGAAATGGCCAATGGCCAATCCAATGCTTGAAGCACCACGAAATGCTTATGGCAAAACACTGTTTCGCAAAATTATGAAGCAGTATAACAAATTGCAGGCTGAACCAAGTGGCCGTGAAGAGTTTATGACCAAGCGAATGGACTTTCCAAAGGTCGATTTAGAAAAGTCGGTTGCACCTTACGAACAAATCAAAGCCACCAACATTGTGCAGCCTGATATTTCTGATCAAGAAGTTATTGGCGCTGTCGATTTTGCTAGTTTGCGAGACTTCGCAGCCTGTGGTATTTCAGGCCGAAAAGGTGACAAGATTATCCACTTCGGCCACCAGTTCGCCAGGAAACAATTTGTTGATAAGTACTACGGGTATTCCCTTAGTGAAGACCAGCGACGCAAGTTCCAGAATGCCCCGCCTATTCGGAAATGGGAACAGCAAGGCCTACTGACGGTGCTCAATACCCCGACCATAGATCCCCGTGTTGTGGTGAATTACTTCGTTGAAATCCGGAAACGGTACAACCTTAAAAAAGTGGTCATTGATAACTACCGGGCCGACGTGTTGCGGCGGGCTTTTGAGGAAGTCGACATTGAAATCGATACGATCAAGAACCCAACGTCCATCGATGGCTTGCTAGCACCACGAATTGAGGACGGTTTTGCCCAGGAGAAATTTATTTGGGGCGACAACCCACTGCTACGCTGGAACACTCAAAACGTGTTGGTCAAGGTAGATCCTCAAGGCAATAAAAAATACCTCAAAAAAGAAGAAGCCAGGCGTAAAACTGACGGCTTCAAGTGCTTTGAGTACACGCTTTATCGGATTGACGAAATCAGCGAAAGCGACGTTGGCGAATTTTTAGACGCTACTGCTGACCTCGATTTCTAACGAAAGGAGGTGAGACAGTGAAATTATCTGATTTATTCCGCCGGCGGCCAGATCTAAGCGAAATGTTTGATTTTAGTATTTTTGAAGACGACGCCAATGCGGCTTACATCAAAACGATTGCCTTAGAAACCGTCATTAACTTTGTGGCTAGGTCTATTTCACAATCAGATTTCCGGATTTACAAAGGCGACAAAATCGACCGCGGCTTAGTGTCGTACAAGCTTAATGTACGGCCTAATCCCAACCAATCAGCGTCAACGTTTTGGCGAGACGTTATCTATCGACTGCTTAAAAATAACGAAGTGCTGGTGATTGAGTCCAATACCCACGATCTATTGATTGCGGACACTTGGACGGCCAGTTCATCGGCCTTGTACCCGATTATCTTTTCAAATGTAACGGTATCTGGGCCAAGCGGCGTGGGTTATACGTATTACAAGAGTTTCTCAATGGATGACGTCTGGTATTTGAGCTATTCAAACTCAAAATTAAGCCGGTACATCAATGATTTAGGCCAAGAAATCGGCAAATTATACGAGCGAATTATGCAAGTGCAAATGCGCAATGGCCAAATTCGTGGAACGGTCGACGTCAAAACTACAGCAAGCTTTGACAAAAAGAAAGCCGAGAAGCTGCAGACCTTTATCAACAAGATTTACAAGTCATTTAAGACCAAGTCTGTGGCCGTGGTACCGCAACAAGATGGGATGAGCTACACCGAATTAACCAATACTGTCGGTGTCCAAAATCAAAGCTCAACGGAGTTAAAAAGCATTCAGGACCAGATGACGGATACGGTGGCCAACTTGATTGGCGTGCCGCCTGCCTTGATTCATGGTGAAAACGAAAAGCTGGATTCGAACATCAAAAGCTATTTGGATTTTTGCTTAACACCGCTGATCGAGACGATTCAAGATGAACTAAATGCCAAGCTATTTACACCAAATGAATATGCACGTGGACGTCACGTTCAGGTGGTCGGGCTTAATAAGCGCGACCTATTTAGTGTGTCTGAGGCCGTTGATAAGTTGATTAGTTCATCAGGATTTAACCCTAATGAAGTACGTAAAGAATTAGGGTATGAACCGCGTGAAGGCGGAGACGAATTTGTTCTAACCAAAAACTATGTGAAGGGAGGTGAAACTAATGAAAACAATCCAAGTGAAGGGACCAATCGTGAGTGATAGCGAAGCCTTTTGGTACAACTGGCTAGGCATTCCATCATCTTCCCCAGCAGCTGTTTTGCTTCCGGAAGATGGGGAAGACGTGACTGTTGAAATCAATTCCAATGGTGGCAGCGTATCTGCAGGTGCTGAAATTTATACCAAACTACGGGCCTATGACGGCAAAGTCAATGTGAACGTGGTTGGGATGGCCGCATCGGCAGCATCCGTTATTGCAATGGCCGGTGATCATGTGGCTATTAGCCCAATGGCGCAAATGATGATTCACAACGCATCTGCTGACACGTTTGGCAATGCTGACGCACACAAGTACATTGCGGGCGTGTTGGACGATGTGTCTGAGCAAATCGCCGAATCATATGCGGCTCGGTCTGGTAAATCTGTTGACGATTTCAAGGACTTAATGTCCAAGGAAACTTATTTAACGGCCAAGCAAGCTGTTGAAGTAGGCTTAGCCGATGAAGTGATGTTTGATGACACCGAAGAAGACTTAGGGTTAACGGCTAGTATCGGCGGAATGTTGTCACCAGAAACAATTGAAAAATTGCGCAACACAATGGCCCAGGCCCAACAACCAACACCTATTCAGTCAGCTGCAGGTATCAGCGTTTTGAACAAAGATGACGTTGCTAACATGATTTCAGATGCTATTGACCCGTTAGCAAAACAAATTACTGGGTTAACCAAACTGGTAACGCCAAAGGCTCAAAAGCCTGAGCCTAAGCCAGTTAAGAAACCATTCTTTATGTAAAGAAAGAGGGAAATAAAATATGACTATGGATTTAGACAACCTTGTCAATTTTAAAGACAAGAAACACGACTATGCACAAGCCGTAAAAGACGGTGCAAGTGTTGAAGACCAGGCAACCGCTTGGGATGAAATGATGGATGCATTGCAAGGTGACATGGTGAATGAAATTGACAAGCAGGTCGACACCAAGCTTGAAACTTTCGTGGCCAACCGGCGTATTGACCCTAAAATCACCAACGAAGAAATTAAATTCTTCAACGAAATTGATACGAACCCTGGGTCCAAAAACGAAATCATTTTGCCTGAAACGACAATCAACGAAATTTTTGATGACCTGACCACTGATCATCCATTGTTAGCAGCCTTAGGCCTGAAAACAACTGGTTTGCGTCTCAAATTCCTGAAATCTGATACCGAAGGCACTGTTGCCTGGGGTAAGATTTTCGATGGCATTAAGAGCCAGCTCAACCAAACCTTTAGCGAAGAAACTGCCGACCAGAACAAAGTGACAGCATTCGTTGTCATTCCGAATGACGCATTGGAATACGGTGCTGCTTGGTTAAAACAATTTGTTACAACGCAAATTGTAGAAGCCTTCGCCGCTGGTTTGGAAAGTGCGTTTCTGATTGGTGACGGTAACGAAAAGCCAATTGGCTTAAACCGAAACGTTGCTAAGGATGCGCCTGTAACTGGTGGTGTTTACCCAGAAAAGAAATCAGCAGGCACAATCACTCTTGCTGACCCAACAACGACAGCTGCTGAAATGGGTGGCATTATCCGACTTTTGTCACACAAGGAAAATGGCAAGAAGATCGTTGCACAAGGGAACACCGTTTTAGTAACGACACCAGGTAACAGTATCGATTACCAAGCCGCATCAATGATTCAAAACGTCAATGGCATGTGGGTCTTTGCATTGCCATTTAACGTCCAAATCGTTGAATCCGAATTTTGCCCAGATGGGAAAACGATTGCCTTTGTGAAGGGGCGCTATGATGCTTATACAGCTGGTGGCATTGCTATTAAACAGTTTGACCAAACTCTGGCCATGGACGATATGCAACTCTTTACGGCTAAGCAATTCGCATACGGCAAAGCGAAAGATAACAATGCTGCGGTGGTATTTGACTTTAAGCCAACTAAGCCAGCAATGACTTATACCAATCCTGACATGGCCACCGCTACAACCGGTGATGATACGGAAACCGAAGCCCCAAAATCCTAGCCCCAACTGGTGCAACAGCAACGGTCAATCCTGACGGGAGTGTGACCATGACCTGGAGCGCCGTTGAAGGGGCGAAATCGTACGTGATCCATTATGGTGACCCTGGCAAAACGACCAAGGACGCCGTGTTTATGGAATACACTACAGACACGACTTACACGCTATCAGCTGACAAAGTGCCGGCACACAATGCTGGTGACAAGATTTACTTCTACGTTCAGGCGTTTAGTGATGTGGGCGTCGGCGATACCACTGAAGCACAGGCTGAATACCTTAATGCCGGTGAATTCCTTGGGTCTGATTGGTCTAAGGTCGCCAGCGTAACGTTTGCTTAGCGAGGTGATTAAATGGCCGATGACGAAAAAGAGTTACACCCGCTGCTGTCTGATTTTAAGGCGAAAATGAGCATTTTTCATTCGACCGAAGATGATGAGTTGTCGCGGATTCTAAAGGCCTCACAAAAGCGTATTGGCCAGCTGACAGGTAGCGAGGATCTAACCGACCCAAACACGGAAGAACTGATTCTTGAACGCGGGCGCTATGCGTATAACGACCAATTGGAATTCTTCGAGGCCAATTTTCGCAGTGATTTATTGGCAGCGTCATTGGAAAATTACCAGCCGGATGATGTAACGACGGGAGATGACGAAAATGGTGAGACCACAGTTTAAAGACATGGCTGTTAGCAATGGCCAATTGCGAACACCAATTCAATTTTTTAAAGCGACCCAGAATGCTGGCCCCGAACCGGGCGAATCAGCTTCTGAGCCGCTTTTTTCATGCCTTTGTTTGGCCTATTCACCATCTAACAAAGACCAGGAATATCTCAATGACCATGGTGTTAGTCAAGGCGTTACCGTCAAGATTAGAGACACTGCAGGTGAGTACGATCCTGACGTGAGAGACCTGGCCGTTATTGATGATCGCCGTTATTACCGTAAAGGGCGGCCAATTACTTGGTCAGTTAAGCAGGTAGCAGCTGACTTTGAAGATAATCGATTTGTAAAAATCGTGTTGGGGGTGGACGAATGACAGCAAGCGTTGAGATTAAAGGCATGGATGAAGTTTTGGCCAAACTTGATGAGAAGTTTTCAGCCGGTCGCGTGGCCAGAATCGAAAATGATGCGCTGCGGATTGGTGGCCGCTTGATTGCGGTGAATGTGAAGAATTCAGTTTCTTCATTCCGTGACACCGGAAAAACGGTGCAAGAAGTCATGGTTGGGTTGCCAAAAAAACAGGGTGGTGTGCGTGGTATCAAGGTTGGTTGGTCGCCTGATGGTTCTGGCCAGCGTTGGCGTTTAGAGCATTTAAACGAGTTTGGTTACACGCGTTGGGGCCGCTCTTATCACCCGCGCGGCATGGGCAAACTGCAAAGCGCTTATGATACATCAAAACCTGCAGCATTAGCCCTTGAACGCAGCCAATTGGAGAAATT